AATGATAGTAGTTTGGAGCACTATATACAGACTGTTTTTGATAGTTATTTTCATCTGTTAAATCACGGTTTAATGGACGTGTTAAACCACGTAAATCGCTTTCAAGAGCTACAGTGTTGTTTTGTAAGTTAGCACCCCAGTGTTGTAGTCTAACTTGAGCGTCTTCAAAAAAAGGCAGTTCTTCTCCAGGACCTGGTGTATTTAACATATATCTACCTGCGAAGCTACTTTCTTCTATTTGTTTTTTTATTCTGTGTGGGTCATCATGAAATCTCGTAAAGGACATTGTATAATGGTTAGTTATTATATAACTGGAAAAAATACTGAGTTAAAAAATAAATATAAACATTGATGTATTTACAATATATTACCAAGTTCTCAATCATGCCTAAAATATGTCTAAATATGATTGTGAAAAACGAGAGTAAAATCATCAAACGATTATTGGAAACAGTACTACCTTTAATCGATACATATTGTATATGTGATACCGGTAGTACAGACAATACGATTGATACAATCCAGATGTTCTTTGATAATGTAAATATGGCTGGAAAAATAGTAAAAGAACCATTCCGTAATTTTGAATATAATCGTAATTATGCTCTAAATGAATGTTATGGTATGGATAATGCTGATTATATATTGTTTTTAGATGCTGATATGACTTTACATATAAATAAAGATACCTCCGTACATAACTTCAAACAATCTATGAATAAGGACGCATACTATTTATTACAAGGAAACGACAAATTTCATTACCAAAATCTTCGTATTATCAAAAATACAGGCAAATTTTCATATTGGGGAGTAACTCATGAGTATATCCAGACTCCAGATGATACAACCATATATAGAATTCCTAAATCGATAATGTTTATTAATGATATTGGAGATGGTGGAGCTAAGGCTGATAAATTTATTAGAGATATACGTCTTTTAAAAGACGGTCTTGAGAAAAACCCGAATAATGACAGATATACATTTTATCTTGCGAATAGCTATAAAGATTCACATCAATATGAAAACGCTATAGAAACGTATAAAAAGAGAATAGAACTAAAAGGATGGATACAAGAAGTTTGGTATTCCTATTATTGTATTGGATTGTGCTATAAAGAGTTGAATGAAATGGAAAAAGCTATATTCTATTGGCTTGAAGGATATAATCGTTTACCGGAACGTATTGAGAACCTATACGAGATTATTCATTACTATAGAAACAATCAAAAGTATGGATTGGTTGATGTTTTTTATAATATGGCTGTCAAAAGCCGCAATAGCATTAATGAAGAGAACCAGTTGTTTTTAAAAAAGGATATATATGATTATAAAATAGATTACGAGTTCTCAATCACTGGATTTTATAGTAACCAACAAAATATAGATATGGTAAAAGTGTTTATGCGAGTTTTAAATTATCCATTAGATAACAATATACGCAGCAATGTTCTCTCTAATTACAAGTTTTACACTAAATCTCTATCCGATATGAAACAACCAGAAACGGAAAATGTGAAGACGATACGTGTTGTTTCATGCATGAATAAATACACAAATTTGTTTAATTGTACGCCTTCTATATGTTATAGCGAGAACAATGATAAATTATATGTAAATACACGGTTCGTTAACCATTTTATAGATAACACTGGTTCATACCTATACAAAGATAATAGCGGAAATTTGACTAAGAATAATAACATTATAACAAAGAATATAATTAGTGTATTTGATATAACCAATGATGAATGGACCAAAGAAAAGGAATTTGAATTAGAATATAATACAAAGCACGATGGAGTATATATAGGATTAGAGGATGTACGTTTATTATCAAACTCAATGGGTGTATGTTTCAATGCGAATCGGGGGATTTCATATGGTAAAATAATGATTGAAACCGGTTCAATTGACATGAATTCTCATAAAGCTACTTCATCGCTTGTTACTAAGGATAAATCACACGCAGTAGAAAAGAATTGGGTACTATTTAATACCGCATTAGAAAGAGTGAAAGTAATATACAATTGGTTTCCTTTAACGATTGGTGAATATATCCAAGATAAAGACACTGCTACAGATATAAATACTACGTTTTTTACTACAAATACAATACAAACACCCAGTATATTTAAAATAATGCGTGGGTCAACTAACGGAGTAACTATAAACAATGAAATCTGGTTTATTACCCATTTGGTAAGTTACGAACAAAAACGTCATTATTATCATGTATTTGTCGTATTAGATGTAGATACTTTCAAAGTAAAACGTTATAGCATCCCATTTACGTTTGAAAAACAGCATATTGAATATACATTGGGATTTGTGTTTGATAAAAAAACTGATAACTTTCTTATTGGATATAGTACCATGGATAGAACGACAAATTATATGGAAGTTTCAAAGGAAAATATTGATAAATTGTTTTTATGATTTATTAAATCTCAGTCACCAATGCTGTTTTACAACAGCCAAAACTGCGACGATGCCATTGTGTAATACCATATTCTTGAATACCAGACATATGAAGCTTAGTTCCATAACCTACATTTTTATCAAGACCATATTGTTCTGATAAAATTGGATATTTTTCACACATTTCTAATACATAATCATCCCGGGCAGTTTTAGCAAGGATACTTGCAGCCGCGATTGCCATATATTTACCATCACCTTTTTCCACTGTAACATAAGGTATTTGTTGATAATCATTTGTACTCGCATCAAAATGGCAATATGGTTTGAAATAATTACCATCTACAATCGCCATAAACTTGGATGTATTATGTTGAGTACCCGTAATATCATTTACCTTTACAATAGATTCACGAATGCAACTATGCATACCATCCATAACACACGCAAGAATATTTTTATTGTCTATTTCACTTGCTTCCGCATATTCAATATGCCACGCAAGAGCATTTTCTTTAATATATTCAGCTACTTCACGTAATTTTGTTTTTGAACTAAACTTTTTACTATCTTTGACATCCACCCCAGAAAACAATTCTGGATTTTTAGGAAGAACTACGGAAGCAATATACACACGTCCAAACATACAGCCTCTACCTGCTTCATCCATTGATATTTCATACAAATCCGCATTATCACTATAAAACCGCTCTAATAAAGGGGGTTCTTTTTTAACACGTGTCTTTTTAGAAGGTTCCATTTTGGTATTTGAAATAATTACGAAAATAACGTTTCTATTCAATTTTTCGTCACAAAATATTTTTCGTCCTATAGTTTATATATAATGAAGAGTTTCAAATTAACACCCTTAGTCGTATTTTTAATATTATTGATAGTTTTAGCAATATCAATTTACATGAGAAATTCATACTTTGTAGAAGGTGTTGAGAACATGTTTAATGATAAAGGTCAGTTTAGTGAATTTATATTACCTGAATATTCACAGACATCGCCTTTGACACAATTAACCGAAACAATTTTTTATGATAAGAAAAATGGGAATATTGTAGAAGCGGTTGTTGAATGGAATACACAAACCCAAAATGGAACAGAAGGAGAACCCTCGAATAATGGTGCGGATGCTGAAGCGGATGCTGATGCCGATGCCGATGCTGAAATGGTTGGTAACATAGGAGAAAATATTGCCAATACTATCAAGACTATAGCGAATGAGTCATCTAATTCAAGTGAAGAAGAAATAAAAGAAAAGGTAAGAACAAAAATAGATGAGACTATACCGTTATTAGGTAACTTAAGCAATGGATTAAACAATAAGGTAGAACAAACCAAGAATGACATTACTGAAAATAAAGATACAATAGTAAATGAAATAGCAAGTAAAATAAAGAATGAAGGACCTAATTTACCAGAGAATGTAGTTGATTCGATTCCATCAATTAAAAACGCATTAAATAACGCAAATGGTGTTGTAGATGTTGTAGGAAAAAACCTTTCTGAAGGACACGAAAATATGGGTTCTCTAACATCTACCCTCAAAAAATTAATTATTACCCCACGTGGTGGAGCCGAAAGTTATATTTATGATTTTTCTGAGCCTGTATCAGACCTACTCCCAACACAAGAAAGTTTAATTGGTACTATAGATAATACATGTGTAACATGGAGTTATGTTAGTCAAAGTGAATTCGCACCAGAAACAACTGTTTTCTATGTTCCTTGGAAAAATGATACATATGTATCTATTTATGAAAAATCCGATGATAACAAGATTACCCCAAGAGGCGTTTTTCATTTTTCCAAAGAAAAACAGGGTGTAGCGAATGTAGAACCCATTGAAATTACAAATTCGTCAAATACCCAAGATGATGATAATAATAAATATGTCAAGGATGAAAAATATGGAGAACATGATTTATATCAAGTGGATAAATTTGTGTTGTACGACATTCCTACATCCAACTTAATAGTCCGCAAGGAACACAATACCGGAAGTATTACTATTTACAATGGTGCAGGTGAAATAATCGAAACTGACGCCGTCAAGAAAATGTATGACGATAATAAAACTCATGAAAATCAAGAAAAATATGCTGAATTAAAGGCATGGACGGCTTTAGACGGACAAGGTGAGAACATAATTACGTACATTAAAAATGTAGACAAAACTTTGGTATTTGTTTGTGGATTTGAATCAAGTGCTATGGATTCTTTAGTACTAAAGAATGTGAGAAGATTTACACTATATGGAATGGATAATTGTGAAAAAGTTGAGAAACCAACACCTTCTGCTTCCTGTGATAAGAAAGAGTCAAAAGAAGAGTCAAAAGAAGAATCCAAGGAAGAGTCCAAATCCGAAGATTATATTTTGAAAACTCAAATAGTACCACCCGTATGTCCTACATGTCCCATGTGTCCTAAAGATGTAACTTGTACTAATTGTGGTGGTAATGGTGGTAGTGGAACAAAGGCATCAAATGGTAAATCAGTAGTAGGTGGTAATGCTTCAAATGGTAAATCCGTATTAGGTGACACTGTAGATGAAGTAACTGATTTAGCACGTGATGCTACAAGCGGAGCTGTAGATTTAGGACGTGATGCTACAAGTGGAGCTGTCGGTTTAGGACGTGAAATAATTGGTGGTGCTCTTGGTTTGGGGCGTGAAATTGTAGGTGGAGCTACTGGATTGGTCCAAGATGTAACTGGTGGTGCGACTGGGCTCATTCGCGATGCTGGTAGTGGTGTTGCTGGTATATTAACTCCTGCACAACAGCGCCAACAACAAATCGGCAATAGTAATGGACGTATGGCATATCAGCAAACCGGTGGAAATGGAGGTCAATATTACGGAACCAACAATAACTACACCCGATATGGTGCGTTGCCTGAGAGACCCAGTAATTTCATACCAAGAACAGCTGATTTCAGTTCTTTCGCATAAAATTGTAAAATAATATTTTGATAATGTGATAAAATATTATTCGTGTAAAACAAGTTATAAAAAACCCATTATAATATAACAGTCGTACCATGGAAAAAATAATCAATAATACAGAATTAATACGTATATTTGATAGACAAACTACATCTGATAATATAAAGTCTATATTAAATGATTTTGATGCGAATTATAATAAATTAACATACAAAAAAGGTATATACATTTATGGGTCTCCTGGTTCAGGAAAAACCACGTTCGTAATGAATTTACTGAAAGAAATGGATTATGATGTAATAAAATATGACGCGGGTGATGTTCGAAATACAGGTTTGATAAATACAATAACCAGTAATAACATATCAAACCGAAATGTACTCGATATGATGACACGCAAGGTAAAAAGAATAGCAATCGTAATGGACGAAATTGACGGTATGAATAATGGGGATAAAGGAGGTATTACAGCATTAATCAAACTAATACGGCAAAAGAAAACAAAGAAACAGAAATTAGAAAGTTCTACAATGAATCCAATAATATGTATAGGTAATTATTGTATCGATAAAAAAATTCGCGAACTAATGAAAGTATGTAACACATTTGAATTAAAATTACCAACAATGAATCAAACCAACCGTATATTAATAACTATGTTTCCGGAATTAAATACCCCCAATAATATAGAAAAAAAACAAACATTATTAGATTATATACAATGTGATGTACGTAAATTGAATTTTGTGTATGATATTTACCAAAAGAAACCCTCTCTTATTGAAGGGGACGCATTATCATTGATATTTCAACGAAAATCAAGTAATGAAGATTCCAAACGAATTACACATACATTACTTAATAATTACGTTCCATTAAAACAACATAATCGCGTAATGAATGAAACAGAACGAACTATAGTAGCTTTGTTATGGCATGAAAATATTGTGGATATGATAGAAAAGTATGATAGATGTAGATCTATACCCGTATATCAAAAAATTTTAGATAAAATGTGTTATGCGGATTATATTGATAGAATTACATTTCAAAATCAGATTTGGCAATTCAACGAAATGAGTTCCCTAATGAAAACATTTCATAATAATAAAATTTATCATGATAATTTTCCCGAAAATAAACAAAAATTTGATAATTCAGAAGTAAGATTTACAAAAGTATTGACAAAATATTCAACCGAATACAATAATATGATGTTTCTCTACGGATTATGTCAAGAATTAGATTTAGACAAGTCTGAATTGATTTTTATGTTCCAAGAAATACGATTAATGATGAATAATGATGATACAAACAACATTGAAGAAATATTTGAAAACTATAATATTAATAAGCTGGATATACAACGCATGTATAGATATATGGATAAGAGTGTAAAAAAGGATGCTGTAACAATTGATATAGATGAAAATGAATAAGAAGTAGTTGATGAAATTGTATGAATTTCATCAATATGTGGAGAAACTAATCGTCATTATTGATATTAACGGTTATTTCTGGAATGGTTTTATCAATCGCATGGATTGTAATATTCTCATTATCTTTTTTAGAACCCCCTTGTAATATAGTAATCGTATTATTTGCTTTCAATAATTGTTCTTCAATGATTTCATTTCTATTCGTAAGGGCATGTATTTGAGTAATAAGTTGTTGTTCCTTTCCTACGTTTTCATCTTTATTTGTCGTATTTATATTATTGTTTTTTTTAGTTAGTTCAATCACCTTTTGTTGTAGTACTTGCGTAAAACGTTGTAGTTCTTCGTTTTTCTTTGTAAGTTCAATTAGTTGCGTATGGTCTTTAGTTGTATCTTGTATTACAGAATTAGTTCCATTTTTAGTAAGGTCAGCAACTTTTTGCTGTAACAATTGATTAAATCGTGTTGATTGTTCGTTTTTCTGCGAAAGTTCCACTATTTGTTTTTTATGTTGTTCCATAATTTGAACGACTTGCATATTAGTTAATTGAATAGGCGGTTGTCCTTCACGGTTAAGCATAATCGGTCCATTTTGTTTTTGTGCTTCTTCGTGGTCTTTAATCATTTGTGCTCGTTTAGCTTCGATTTCTTTAATTTGTTTAAGAACATCGGGTTTCATCTCCGGTTTTCCAGGGTCATATGTATCTAATAATGCGTCAATATCTTCCATAAAGAATTTTTTAATATTATTTTCGTGATTATGTTGTATGAATGTATCTACAGTTTTGGAAGATTCTTTGAAGTATTTTGGGTCTTGTTTTTGGTCGAACATTTTTCGTTTATCAAATGTGTTATGTTCGTGTGAAAATACGAGAATACTTTTCAAAGGGTCAAGTTGTACGAATGGAATAGTATAGTTTTTCAAAAATGCCTTTTCTTCAGCTAAAGCGGCATTGTCTTCATATTTTGTTTGTTCTAATAATTTGGTTTTAAAAGCAAACGTACCTGCGGTCGCATGGTTATCGCCATAAGGACCACATTGAATCATTTTATTCATTCCTTTGAAATATACATAAATCTCACTTGAACCAGCACATAATGCTTCTGGTTTGGATTGTAGTCGTTCTACCGCATGTGAAATACGGTCGGGTGGATAGTAATCATCGTCGTCCATATAGACAATAATTGAACCTCGTACATGTTTATGCATGTAATTACGTTTTTCACCCAGAAACATTTTTTTCTCTATTTCAAAATACCGTATTTGAGGAATATCCGATGATACAATCAAGTCTTTAATTTTATCAGTACCATCATCTACAATAATCCATTCCAGTCTATGTTTTGGATAATCTTGATTACGAAAACAAGTAAACATGTTTTCAATAAATGGGCGACGATTGAATGTAGGCGTACATATACTCACGAATGGATATTTTTCTAAAGATTGTTGATTATCGTCATTACCCATTATCTAAATAGTTATATTATTAATTTGTATTTATATTGGTAAATACAAACTAATTATGTTATATTCGTAAGTAATTCTCCACATATATAATCAATATCATGTTTTGGAAATTTATCAAATGGATGAATACCGAAAGCGGTTAATGGGTTAATGTCATACATTCTATATAGAACATTAACACAAAACTTCGATGGTTCGTCTTGAACTGTATGTGAAGGCGAAGGGTATCCCAATATAGTTAATGCGTTTTCAAAAAAGGCATCTTCCGCTATAATAAATTCGTCAATAAAATAAGCATTACATAGATTATTAGATGTTCTATATTGTATAATATCATCATATGTAACATTATTTATACAGTCAATCATAGCTGATTTTTGTCTATAAGAAAACCCACCGCACATAGGGTCATTACTTTGTATCGGTCCAACCTGATTCAATATTTTACCACTAAGACCCATTTTGTATCGTGCGCCTAAGTAAGGGTACTTTGTTGATATTTCATAATCATTATTTATTATGAATGAATCTGTTTGAAAAATAATAATGTGTTCTTCTTTTATTTTGTTCCAGAAATGTTTGCTTTGAAGTAATAGACTATAAGCATCTGGTGAAATCAGGTCATTAATACCCATGTTAATAAATGTATAATTCCCTTTTATATTTTCCTTTACATATGTTTCGTTCATATCACTACCAAAAATTCGTAAATTCCACGTGTTATCAAACTTACTCATAACTTGTTTTATCACGGGTATAAGATATTTATGTTTTCTGGGTTCTACTATAACCGCTACTTTTTCATTTTGTATATTATTATTAATAGTTATATCTAAATTTCTGTAATAATCCATAAATTTTTCTAACATGATAGAATTGGTATATACATCTTTGTATATTAATATTTTATTATTTTAACGAGTTCATTGATGATGCTATATTCCCCATTTGTTTCAATCCATCTTGAAGTGCGGTATTATCATTCACATTCAACTTATCAGCAATGTCAGATATAGTTTCTTTTGTAGGTACTATAGTTGGTTGTGTATTAGGTATATTTAAAGGGTTTATTGTTTTGTCTTCATTGGGTGTAGGTACAGTGTTGGTAGATAACGTGTCATTATTGGTAGATGATAATATATTAATTAGTATACTATATATAACAGTACCTGTTATACACGCTATTGTGATAATCATGATTAATGATTTCAATGCATTATTTTTTACTTTAATACTTGAATCAATCAACGCATATAACATAACTATTATAATCCCAATTTGAATACAATTCTCATATATGTAATTGAATATATAAATCATATAATTTATGATTTTATCAAAGAAACTAAGAGGATTACATGCTGTATCATGCTTAGGGATAGGTTTATATTGTTTCAAAAAATCATCAAATTCGTTTTTAGTTTTCAATATATTAAATCCATTATAAAACATTCCAAATAATGAATGAAACAATATATAACCGAATAATATGGCTGTTGATAATGGTGCTCCTATAAAAACTAAGTATACTAATAATAAAATTTTGTTTAACCAAAATAAAGGGCTAAATACTTGTGTGAATGTAATAAATGAACCAATTGGTAATAAATCTGCGAGAGGGTTGGTTTCAATAAACGTCATTAAATACAATATTCCGATAATGACATAGACAACGATAGGCAAAATTCCCGAAAATTCTAACTTAGCAAAATCGACCAATATACTTTTAATAGTTCCTACTGAGCCATGTATCATAAATACGGATAATCCCAATATAAACATAAATAGCAATAATAATATTACTTTTAAATTCTTAGATGAAGTAGGTTCGTGTATTTTATTCAAAACATACTCGGGAAAATAGTCAATAATATATCGTTTAAAAGCATCCGTAATAAATAATGGTATATCAGTGAAAAAATTGACAATCTTCATAAATGGATTCATTGCGGTTGCTTGTTTTATTTGTTCGCGTGGAACATTAAATGAATTTACAGGTTGATTACCGCTATCTCTATAGAACATAACAAAACTCCAGTTGTATACAACAAAAGACGCAACTAATATTGATATTATCCAATTGAAATAACGCTTTAAATATCCTTTGTCATGATTGATATGTTTTTCATCACCCTTACTTCCAATTTTTGTATAAAATGTCATACGCTCATCGTACCATGTTTCAAGAGATTTAAATGCGTCTTCTACTATTTTGGCGAATGAACGTGAGGTATCAATAACTTCTGCTTTGCTTCCTTCATAAACATTATCCATTCCAGTCCAATCGCAATCGTTGAAAGTAAATCCTTCTTTTATATCCTGGGTTTCATGAATATTAACTAATGGTTCAATATTTTTAATGTTTATTAATTTCTTTCTTTTCTTTACATTCTTTATTTTGTTTTTCATATGTTCTGTTTGAAAGTTAGTAGTTTCCTTTTTTGTATTGTCATCACTAAATACTTTATTACTATTCGATACGTCTTTCATTTATATAGTATACTATTATTTGTTATACTATATAATCTTAATAAAAATGGAAAAAACACGCAATATAACTTATCTTGAATGTAACATACCACACGACCCACCTATGAATGACAATACGTTATATCTTTCTTCATATAATGTCATATTGTAATTATAATCGTATAATCTCCAATTCTCTTTACGAAATCCGATTGGATTACCTTCACCATCACAAATAACATCAAACTTTGAATTAACAAGATCTATTGGGGGGACATATGTTGTAATGTCTAATTCGATATTTTTGAATTTACTTAAATTAATAGCACCGGATGGTTGGTATTCAAACGGACTTGTATCGAGACAAAAATTATAACAATATACGCCTTCCTTAGCTGAACCTTTAGTTCGGGTATATTTTTCAATATAATCATAAATACCACGAGTTAACATATTCTCGCGATAACTACCATCAAGTTGTATACCCATGGTTTCAAGTATTTCTTTTCTATTTTCTACTGCGAAATTACCAGTAGTTAATAATCCAGTTACAAGTAAATCTACTGGGTCTACGTTGGGAAAAGCACCTTGAGTATTACTATTCGTATATGGTACGCTTCCTACCGGTAGTGTTTTATACGGCCAGTTAGTATAGTTATTCCATTCATTGCGTAAATTTACATCATTCCTCTGGAAATTCCACATCCAACTTGAAACCATACCAGGAGGCGATTGTAGTTTAACCTTACGTGTTCCAGTTATATTTTCAAACGTATGTGCGAATACATCTTTAATTAAATATACTTGGTCTTTTCTTGCGAATAGTTCTGCTTCTTCTTTAGATAAGAAACAATAAGTAGATATTAGATGAATATCAGCATTCCATGAAGAAAGTTTATTTTGATAATTTTCAGCCGATACTTCTATGGAAGGGGGGGTTTGTAGAAATCGGTACATCTGAAAACGTGATTCGCCAAAATTCGGTTTTATATATGGAAAATTATTTCTGGCATCAAATACATCACGTACTTGGAATAAGTCTTGAATCGGTCTAAACGTAACATTAATATGAAGTTCTTGATATTGAAGAGCAATCAATGGAAACGCACATGAACTATTCAATGTAAACCATGTATTAATGGGTATATATAGATTTCTCCCACGTATCGATGGTTCAGCACCAGCTGTATTTTGAGTATGAATTGTTGATGGATATGAATTAATACGACCATTACAGTTAGCCGGGTCATTTATTTCTGGTACATTTCCAGTCATAGTATTAAATAGTTCTTTCTTATCAGAATTAAAATCACGTTCAACCATCATCGAAAGGTATTCCCCAGTATATTTTTGAATAGTGGTTGACCCACTTGTGATTTCGATTTCTTGAATCATAGAAGCGCCAATATTTTCAATCCACCTAAAATCATAAGGAGCCCATCGGCATCCAGTGTCATTACCATCCACTATTTCTGGTATAGTATTGGACCCTTCTTGTGATAGTATTGGTTTAGGTAATGGATGATGTATAGGGCTCCATATATCTGGTAATGTTACCACAACATATGTATCCATTAATAGCTCAGCATGTCTTGGTATTTTAAATTGAAATGTAGAAGGTTCGGTTAAACGCAAATCTCTTGAACCATTATAGTCTATCCGAAATTTTTGAAGTCCGAAATTACTATATTTACAGTATGTTACTTTAAAAAATGTTTTACTTGGATTTCCGGTTAAAAATAAATTCGCATTTCCTACGGCAGCAATGTTTAGTAATCCACCAGCCATTATTATAAGTTTATATATAATTACTATTATATTTGTTAGTGATTATATATTAAATCTTCAAATAATATATAACCCATAATAATGAATAATACTCAAGGTATCTTGTTACTATCAATTATTTGTATATTCATATATGTAATATATCGTTTTCTATGGAAGCGTAAAATGATATCAAGAATTATTAATAAATTACAATGTAAATCACTAAAATGTAGGTCCAGATGCAAAAACGATGAATGTCAATGTAATACAGTCGAAGGATTAGAGTTGTTTGGAACAGCAGAAGGAGAATATAATAGTTTAATAGAATCTGAAGGAACTGGTATTGTTTCATTACCTCCTGATGAGTCTTCAACCGACTCACGTGATAAACCAACGTTAAAAGATTATGTTATAAAGTCATCTTATAATAGCGCAGTGACGGGAAAAAGTGTAAATATAGACATGGTTAAATATTTATTATCTCGTGGAGTGAGACTATTCGATTTTGAAGTATTGTTAATTGATGATAAACCAATGATTACGTATACAAATGATACACAATTAGAAACGATTGAAACTGTGAATACACTCTTACTTGACAATGTATTTAGTATGATATCTACTTCCGCTTTCGTCCAACCTACACCTAATCTAAATGACCCATTATTTATTCATTTAAGAATCAAATCAAAAGGAGATGATACAAAACTATATAAATTAATATCTAAAGTGGTTGATTCCAATTTAAAATCAAGATTATACACAGGAGAAGTGTCTAAAGAAACAAAAATGTCAGATATACAAGGCAAAATAGTGTTAATTATCGATAAAACAATTGACCGAAATTATAATTCTAAATCTACCTGCAATCCAGAAGAAAGACAATGTTATAATCTATCTACATTTGTTAATTTAGAAAGTGGGTCGGATAAATTATTTCTTCATAGATACACGGAATTATTAAATCTAAATTACGACCACATACGAGTAGAAGACAAATGTGGATTATGTACGAGTACGCGTAAGTTGAGATTAGTTATGCCAGATACTATTAATAATAATACAAAAAATCCGGATATAAATAGTTTTATATTGAATTATGGAGCACAATTTGTATTGTATAAGTTTTATTCCAAAGACGATGAGTTAGAGCAATACGAACAGATGTTTAATGATAACAAAGGTGGAATTATTCCTTTAGCATATACTATTGATTATTTGAAAAAAAATCAAATGCAGTAAAAAAAAGTATAATTATTGTATATACAAATGGGTAAATACAATAAAAATAAATCGCAAAAGTCAAAGAAAACTTTTTATCCGGACGAATGTACTAATAAAATGACATTCCAAGAGTGCGAAATGGCTGTATTAAGGAGTGCTATAACAGAGAATAAAAAAACTTCCGGTAAAAGAATTGTTAGTGATGAAGACGTCCAAAAAATGATAAAAATAGTAGAAGAATTTATTGTAGACAAGAAATTAGTATGTTATGGGGGTACTGCTATTAATAATATATTACCAGAAAACGCACGTTTCTATGACAAAGAAGCCGAAATACCTGATTATGATTTCTTTTCATCAAACGCAATGAAAGATGCAATAGAGTTGGCTGATATATATTATGATAGTGGATACACTAATGTTGAAGCAAAGGCAGGAGTTCATCATGGAACATACAAAGTTTTTGTGAATTTTATTCCAATTGCGGATATAACCCAATTACCAAAACAATTATTTGATTCAATTAAAAATGATTCTATAAAAAGGTCTGGTATCCATTATACACCCCCAAATTATTTGAGAATGTCTATGTACTTAGAATTATCCAGACCTGATGGAGATGTATCCAGATGGGAAAAAGTATTGGAACGTTTGAATTTACTAAACAAATATTATCCATTAAAAACTTCCAATTGCTCTGAGATAGATTTTCAGAGAAAAATGGAAATAGATATGTCCGAGCAAGAGAAAATATATTTTATCGCACGAGATACTTTAATGGATGAGGGAGTCGTATTTTTCGGTGGATATGCGAGTGGATTATATTCAAAACAAGTAAGCGATAAGGAAAAACGGGAAATACAAAAAATACCGGATTTTGATGTATTATCTGAAGACTTCGAAAAAACCGCATTGATATTAAAAGAACAATTAGAAGATACTGGAATAAAAAATATCAAAATAAAACGTAATGATGCGATTGGTGAAGTAATCCCTGAGAATATAGAAGTATCTATGGGGAAGGATGACATTATAGCAGTAATACACAAACCGATTGCGTGTCATAGTTACAATGAAATAAATCTGAAAGATAGAACTGTAAAAATAGCTACTATTGATACTATTATGAGTTTATATTTGAGCTTTGTTTATGGTGATAAAAAACTAAATGACATCAGATTATTATGTATGGCCGAGTATTTGTTTAATATTCAAGAAACAAATAAACTAAAACAACAAGGTATGTTAAAGCGTTTCACAAATCAATGTTATGGAAAACAACTAACCATTGAAGATATACGTTCTGAAAAAACTCAAAAATTTAAAGAATTGAAGAATAAACAAACATCACCTGAATATCAAGAATGGTTTTTGAAATACACTCCCAATGAAAATAAAACGAATATTTCTGAAGAAAAGAAACAAGTAAAGAAACCTGTATCTAAGACAGTTAAAAAGAAAACAAAAATCGCCTCTAAAAATAAATTATTGAAGGTGTTAGGATTATAGACTAATTAAAAAATTGGTGAATTTAGTGATGGTATAATAGATACTACCAAAAATCCAACTTTTAAATACTAAACCGTAAAAATTAAAATTACCATCATCATTATAAATGGATAAGAACGAGAATCGTTTGAATATATATGCATTTATAATGGGAAGTTGAAACAAAAAGAATAGAATACTTACAAAAATAGGGACTTGTAAATCACTCAAAATATCATCTATTTGTTGGTTGCGGTCATTCTCTTTTTCGTGTTTCTGAATATTTTTATCGGTAAATTCTTCATACTCTCTAACGTAGTCATTAGACACAGCTTCTTTTGGTATATAATTTGGTTGGACTCTTTCATCTTGAGCGTATTGAGTTGTGTCTTGTTGTATATGTCGTGACGGTAATCGTTGTTGTTGCGAAGGCATTATCATTTGTCGCTGTTCTTCCGATAGATATTGTGGAACTTGTTTAGTAGCATTATTATTAGCAATAATTTCTTGTTGTGGACTTATGGGTTGTTCGGGGTGTGACATAATAGGGTTCTGGTCGGAAACACCATAGGGGTTTGGATGCACGTTAATTGGAGTATAATTATTCGGCAATTCAGTTGTTTTTGTGGGCGGTTGTTGATTCATGTATTGTTGTTGTTGTTGTTGTTGTTGTTGCTGTTGCATATGTTGTGAATTCGGGTCTGGTAAATCTGAAATTCGTGTGGTTGTATTCTCCATTACTATACAATATCATATAAGTAAGATTGTATAGTTTTACGAATGGTACTAAATAAACTGAATTACTTGTCTATTTGTGGTGTATCAGATACATTAATAACGCGTTTGGTATTATCGCATTTTGATGAAGTTGTAGTATATTTATAGCATTTATTATCATGTTTAAAAATCTTATCTTCTATTTCACTAATAATGGGTCCATTAAATTTTAGACAATTTTTATCCGTACATGCTTTTCTAAATAAAGTAGCAAGACCTAAACCAAGCAATACCGATATAAATGTTTGTCCGAGGTCAGTATGGAGTAAACGCTGTAAATTCATAATATACATTACGTTCATATAAATTATTTTTCAATATCTTATACTTGAATGTCTTTTTTCTGATATTTTACATAATATGTATGGTATGTAAAATAATTGGTTAGCCTTGTAGTGGTATTTTGGTTATTTCAGCATCAGTTTTAGGACACGCGACTTCATTCTGTTTGAATTTGAAGCAGGTGTCAGTCTTGTCCTTATATTGAAGCACGTCTATGTTTTCAGGAGTAGGATACACATAAATCTTACGTGTATCAGGCATAGTTATATATACGGCAAATAATCCGAATGCTAAACTAATTATAAAAACGTTTAATTTGATATACTGAAAAAGTCCCATTAAATTAAACTATACGCAGATAAAAATATAAGCCTAAAAATTATTTCTTTCCCTTCTTCTTCTTCTTCTTTGGCTTACTTGTCTTATTTTGTTTATTTGTATCATCAGCTTCTAATTCTGTAAGTAAATCAGGATGAATAAATGACTTTTCTTGAGAAGTTTCTCCGTCGAGCTTGAATACCATATTATTTCCGTCTTTTTGTTCTAAAGAATACTTTGCGATTAGCTTATTCTGTTCGTCTATTCGTTGTTGTAGCAAAACTGCTTCCTGTTTTGCTTTTTCTAACATGTTCGCTTTCTTAATATCAAGACGGTTTGACATATCTTCTTTTAATTTTGTAGATTTTACCATACGGTCAATTGCGTTTGTATCCATTCTCATATTTTTACCCATACCTCCCATGCTTTTTGCCATTTTAGCAAACATCTCTGACATTTCAGCTCCTCCAGTGGATTCTTTCATTTTTCCAAGAAGGTCACCCGCTTCTTTCATTATTTCTTCACGTGAAATTTCACCACTTTTCATTTTCGCATCTAATTTACCAGTTACAGATTTCATTAAACCCATGATTTTGGTAGGATTCTTCATAAGCTTTTTCATAACATCTTGGGGGCTTGCGTCTTCAGCATTATCACCAAGCAATTCAGTAAAATCCCCAGAAATCTCTTCTGCCATCTCCTTTGCGAGTGAACCAATCTTACCATTAAATAATGTGTGTAAGTGGTCTTGCATATTTTCCATATTAGGCATACCGTTCATATTAAATGGCATTGACTGTTCTTGCCCGGTAGAACTGTCACCTTCAGAACTTTCATTTTTACCCATGTCTTTAAAAAAATCATTAAGACCTTCCATAGTTTCACCTAATTTTTCCTGTAAGTCTTTTTCATCTATTCCTTCAAACATATTCATAGAATCTCCAAACGTGCTCTTATCTTTAACGCTACCAACTACTGTAAATAAAACTAATTGCAAGTATTTCCATATTGTTTTACGGATATTTTCAGTTACTCCTTCGGAATTATAAAGGATTTTGAAATCTACATTAGGCAAGAAATTTACATTTACA